ACAGAAATAAGCACATAAGAAACACTCACAAATAGAATAAGTGAATAAATAGGTTTATTAGCCATAATTACAATATTTTTATTCTGCAAAAACATCATAATTACGAGCAGGACGCGTAAACATAGATTTCAAATCCCAAGGCAAATCTTCATTCATAGCCTTTTGCAAGGCAACTTTAATAGACTTGACACGTGTTTTATAAGTTTCCGACTGGAATTGATTTTCAGTCTGTCTACGTGTATTCTCCAATTGAGCATTTACCGTATTAGCTTGTTCAGTCCAATACTGTTGGTTGGTCAACTCCGTACGGGCTATAGTTTCCGAAAGCTTCTGGACTTCATGTCTCGCCTGTTCATCCGTAAGTTTCTTCTGTGAATACTTTAACGCAATATCAGCAGCACCTTGTGCAAGCTGGAGTTTTTGCGCTTGTGGCAAAAAATCCAACTCCTTTTGACGGAACAAATTTTCAGTAATCGCCAATTGCGTACGCGCTTTGCTTTCAGCAATATTCTGTTCATTTACTGCCATGTTAGATACTTTCAGATTGTTATCGAAATCAGCGATAAGCCTATCCAGAGCTAAACGGGCTTCTTTCGTTTTGGCTTCTGTTTTCATTTGGAGTATTTGTGCAATAGCTTTTCCGGCAATGTATTTACCCTCGATACGCAGGTTATCCGCTTGTGCTTCCTTTACCTTGCGGTCGGGCATAGAGGACAGCACATCAATAGCGCGACCAAGTCCGGCAGTAATACCGGAATAGTCAGCAGAGTAGGGGGTAGCGGTAGGCGGTGTAACACCTTGCGCAGATGGAGCACCGCCGGAGGGAGCAGCACCGGAAGAACCGGACATGGTTTGAGCAGTTCCAGCAGAACCACCATTCATCATCATGTAGGGATTAAGTCCGGCAGCTTCAAGACGTTCACGTTGAGCAGAAGCCGAGTTATACTCGTTATTCTTATTCCACATGTCCGTTTGAAATTGCTGTTGATTTGCAACCAAATCCCAAGCATTTTGCTTTGAATCATTATAAAATTCCCATTGGTCACCAAGTTGTTGCTGATACATTTCCTTATTGTACGCGACTTGTTTGTCAAACATTTTTTCATTGAATGCGTTGTTCATTTGCGCAATATCTTTATTTGCAGCATTTTGCGCGGCGGTCGAACCAGCACCGCCAATAAGTGACGCACCTGCACCGATTGCAGAACCAACGACACCAGTCATTGCAGCAGTTGCCATAGTTGTATGATTTTTTCGTTTAACATAAGTTTTTTAATTTTTATTTGGGCGTCCGGGCGGGCTTTCCGGCTCAAACATATTCGCTCCGCTCATACTCGCCTGCAATCCCTGACGCGCTTCACTCCGTTACGCAATGATAACAGGAGGCGCCATCCAAGATGGCAGAGCGGTGCTCGCTCTCCCGAGCTCGCGAATTATAAATTTTTCCTTATCTCTCAAGATGTGCAAAGATAAAGTAGGGCTAAAATATCCGTTTATCAACCTGTACCAAAAATCGTTAAATATACGCGCGCGTAAACGCACGCAAACATTTAACAATTTTTACTACAGAACGCCAAACGTATATTTTTTCCCTGCATTGCTTTTTTGCACGTCTCGAAAGAAAAGGAAAAAAATATATTTAGGGTTCTTGAGTCGGGTCTACCTGATACGGGGCAGGTTGTTCAGCCTGCTTTTCGGCGGCAGCGGCTGCTATCATCTCATCCTGCGAACTCATCAGATATTGAGACCATGCCATCAATTCAGAAGGCGACTGTATAAACCGCGATTTCACAAAACTGCACAATTGCTCATCACTTAACTTAGAGCGCAATTCACGCATTTTAGGTTCACTCACTGAAAGGTTCTCAAAATAAGACAATAAACGGTCTTTACTCATACGGTCAAGGCGTTGTTGATTAAACAACATATAAATATCAGACGTAAGAGTAACAACCTCTATTCCGTTTTTATCCAACCTCTCAAAGCAAAATTCATTAACGGGACTATTTTCAAGAAATTCACTTTGTTTCAACTCCTTAGGAGATACATTATAAGGTCTAACCTCTTCTTGATAAGGTTCTACACGTCGCTTTGTACACCACATAGTAAAAAATATTTATAAATTAGTAAATATGCACGATTTTGTACAAAATATGTATAATTTTATACACTAATAAGGCAAGCCATCCGTATCAAGATTGCGGACTACCTTAATATCAAAGAAAGAACTACACAGAAAATTATCGGTAGATATTTCACTGTTAACAGCAACTGCAAACAACGGGTCAAGACAGTTTGGATTAACCTTAAAGAATGTATAATTCATAGGAGCAACCGAGGGCGTAAGACTCTCAAGACCTGTAATAGCCAATTGATTGGCAACCGAACGATTACTATAAGAAATAACCCAATTTTTCAAAGTGTCTTTAAAACCGCCAATGGAACAATCTACAGACGTCTTATACTCAATATAGCGAGGAGCATAACCCAATATCAATGATGAATAAGGGGTAAAGTTCGTACCATTAAAAGTTTTAGGGGGGTTCATCATCTTAGCAAAAGGCACAGCTTCCATACCCACACGGTCAAATTCAGGGATAGCATAATCAGTCGCATTAACTTTAGTAAATGAACTTTCAAGTAAATCTATAGTATAGTCCAAAAGGGGCAAACAATGATAAATACACATAATAACACCATATTTACCACCAGCGTTAAAGTTAATAGAACCATTGGAAATGCCTGTACCTTTTCCTGCTATATCGGCAGCGTTATCGGCTGTAATATTAGTGTTTACAACCTCGTTAATATCAAGGCTCGAACTAACACCACCAAGATAAGTACAAAGTTCAGAAAAACCGTCACCTACTGAAACATTCCAATGTTTTTCTATCTGGTCCTTATAATCTTTATTACCGGATTGTGTAATTTCTTTCCACTTTTGCAAAAATTCAGCTTGACGAAGTGCAAGAATAGAAAACTCAGAGGGAGAACCAGCCACAGCATCAGAGGTTTGAACAACAGCAGAAGTGCCGTACTGCTGGTGAGGAACAAGACCGTGAAATAAATCCTTTTGCCAATTACAGTAACGCAAATCAAACATATTATAATTATCTATAATAGGGTCAGAATCCGGACCCACGAGATATGACTCGATACTGTTATCATTGGTAAGACCGTCCATAAAATCAACGTTAAAAGTAGAGGGGCTAACCTTTTCCCATTGACTATCACGATAATAATCGGCGTAAATCTTCTGATAAGCAAGGAAACCAAAAATATTAAATTTTATATTATTCAATAAGGGATGTTCATCCCATGTAAATTGGTCACCTTTAGCATAAGGATAAAAATTACCATAGCCGAGATACTCCATAAGTTTAGCACTGCAAAGAGAACGGGAATAACCGAAAAAGTTATCTCTATCCGAACTTTCCGAAACATGAACAAGATACTTTGCAAGACCAGCGGAAGTGATAGAGGGCATAGTACCTGCCAAAACAAAATTCTTAGTAGGGTCAAGCGAGACAGAATGTTGCGGATTATCATACATTTGCGTCAACACTGTATTTACCTTGTTCCAAAGCAAATCATAAGGCACAAAATAGAAATCGTAATACTCACGAATACGGGCGAATGCAGCCGTATTAATGGGCTGTGTACGAGTAAAGGACTTAAGGTTAATTTTAAAGCTATCACCGGGTAATACCTCTTTCACCATAACGGGAAGAAGCTCACCAGCTTTAGCAGTGAAATTTTTCTTAAACGAAAGGTCGAAACCATTTCGGGAAGTCTTATTTCTAAGACTTTTTAGAGACATAATATTTGCCATAACAACACAATTAAAAGTTAATACTATTTATCCTCATCAAGGAAAATCTTATTTAAATCATTCAGTTTCTTATGCTTAATACGGTCATTAAACAGTTTAGATATCTGCGTAGAGTATTGAGAATAAACAGGCGTTTTCTTAAATAACCTCATATCCATATAAAAATTATCATAGAAGTAGGGGTATATAGTATTTTCCCATTCATCAGACAACAAATCACCATCACCGTAGAAATCTTCATTTTCAAAGAATAGTTTTTGAGCCTCGAAGAAATCAGTAAGGTGCATATAATCCAACTGACTATAAAAATCTTCAATAAGCTTCAACTTACGTTGCTGCTCCGACAAGGTAGGCTTATCACAAACAGTATATAAGAAATGCTTAGAAAGAAGAAGTTCACCGTAAACACGATGAGCATACCTATCAAATTCAATACTATCCAACGGGAAATTAGTTACTTCCCAATCATAAAAATACTTACAAAGGTCATAAAGTTGTCGTTGATCATGCAGAGCACCACTATCAAACAAATCCAAACAATAAGACGACTTATTCAAATGAAACAAATAAACAAAGGTAGCTATTTCTTTCGCCAACGCGAATGTTGTTTCACAGGACGGAAATAGACGCCGCGCTGTATCATAAATTCGGTAGCTATAAGCACGTTCGTGTGCAGATTTATCAATGTATCCTCGACATTTGGGATAGAAGTAAGAGTAAGCCGACCGCCATACATCAAACTCCTTATATTTTCCATTGAGTACGAGGCTTCTTTTAATAAAGTCATGAGGGGTAAGCGCATATACTTTCGAGCGTTGACCTTGCAAAAAGCCTTGACCCAGCCTTTGAGAATGTAGGCAGAATGGACAGACGGAACGCATTTTAAGAATTTCGGGTAAATACACACTGCTATTAACATAACTCGCAACGTACGATGAACACTTTCCTTCGGAAACTTGAACGTCGATACGACCAAAGGGCCATGCTTTAGATACAGCCTCTGAACATATTTGTAAGGCTTCTTTTGAGTTGAGAAATAATAAGAGATGATAATGCGGGCGGAAGTGTACGGGTCCGTATTCGCCAACGGCATAGTAACGCACTTTCTCTTTGGGCAATCGTGTAGTAACATAGTAACGTAATCTTTTTAAAAATAATTGTAAATCAGTTTTTCTAAGATAAGGAATAGAACCACATAGATTAAACTTCTGTTGAAGTAATTTTAATCGCGAAACCTCACTATCAAATTCACCGAGACTTTCACCTGTATCAAAATCCAACAAATCATAACGGCAAAATAAATCAGTATCCGAGTTACCATCGACACACACAGGAGTAGCAATAGGCAAATAATTAGGAGCATAAGTCAGAGTAACAAAAACAGTATACATAGAACTATAGCTTTCCAAATCACACTGAAACGAGTAACGGGAATTTTTAGCAAGAACACAAGCTTTACACTTTCCACAAGGAACGGTCATACACTCATGCGTATAAGGATTAACTATCCTTTTCGGGTCAAGACAATTACAAAAGGGATTAAATAGTGCCATTACTTATAATCAACATCCACATTTGTACTATCCACAGATGTAGCTTGTGACTGTTCTGTAGATTGGGTACTGTTCGTATTGTTTTTACTGATACTCATAGACATAGTACATGAGACACAAAGCCATAAGGCGGCAATCGCTAATACCGCCTTGACTATAATTTCAAAAGTTTGGTAAATTTTCTGTTTGTCCATAACTGAAATACTTAAAGGTTAATAATCAAATGTTTCATAGCTTAAAAAAGTCCAACCAAAAGCACGAGCATAAGCCTTAAAAACGTTAGAAGCTTCAATAAGTGAACAATCCTTGAATGTTTTCACATGGAAACAGTCCTCAAAGTCCATATAATGAACTTTTATCATACTGAATTGCTTTGAATACTGCTTTAAAAAAAAACGCGCCATAACGTTTGTAATTGGTTACAGCGCAAATGTAAAGTAAAAAATGTAAATGGTGTAATATCAATAGAATGTTTAGTATACTTTCACAAATATAATATTGTATTTAACATAATAATACATTATAAACGTAAGGTCTTATAAGTTATCCGGTAAAAACCGTCATAATAGACCATAAGATGAAGAATGGGCCGACCATTCAGAAGAATGTCCGCACCGTCAAACTGATATAACCGCACAACGGATAGGTGTTGTAGGAAATCAAATATCTCCATAAGGTCATGAAAGGGGATAGGACACCATTTTATTGAGTAATTCATAGGCCTGTCATTTTTCGTATAATAGGACAAGAAAGAAGACGGCCGAAATCATTAATCGGCCGCCTTTCAGGAAAATGACGTAGGTTTCACTTTTTACGATTAAAGTATCTACCTACAGAAATAAGCACATAACAAACAATCACAAATAGAATAAGTGACAAAATAG